AGGAAATCTATCTGGCCTTCGACAACGACGATGCAGGTAAACGTGCCACCGAGGACGTTGCCAACCTGTTCGAGCCGAACAAGTGTAAGGTAGTCAACCTCGCCCCACTGAAGGATGTCGGTGAGTATCTGGCCGAGGGTAAAGTAGAAGATTACACCCGACGCTGGTGGAACGCGCAGCCGTTCACCCCGGAGGGTATCGTCCGTGGGTCGTCACTCTGGGACTTGGTGTCCACCGACGACGACACCCCGTCCGTATCGTATCCGTACGACGGACTACAAGAGATGACCTACGGCATCCGTGTCGGTGAACTGGTAACGCTCACCGCCGGATCAGGACTGGGCAAGTCAGCCGTCGTCCGTGAACTGATGTACCACCTGCTCAACGTGACCGAGGACAACATCGGCTGTATGTTCCTTGAGGAATCCACGAAGCGGTCAGCTCTCGGCTTCATGTCGATGGCTGCGAACAAGCCGCTCCATCTGCCCGACACTGAGAAGACGCCGGAGGAACTGCGTCTGGCATTCGATCAGACACTGGGCACCGACCGCATCTTCCTCTACGACAGCTTCGGGTCGAACTCTCTGGAGAATATCATCGGCAGGGTTCGTCACATGGCGAAGGCCATGGACTGCAAGTACATCGTCCTCGATCACCTGACCATCGTTGTCTCCAGTCAGGAGAACGGCGACGAACGTAAGGCCATCGACGAGATTGTGACGCGGCTGCGTATGCTGATTCAGGAACTACGCATCAGCCTGATCATGGTCAGCCATCTGCGACGACCGCAGGGTCAGGGTCATGAGGACGGAGCAGCGACCAGCCTGTCTCAGCTTCGAGGCTCGGCTGCTATTGCCCAACTTTCCGACATGGTCATCGGCCTTGAAAGAAATGGGCAGCACGAGAACGAGGTGATGCGGAACACAACCACCGTTCGTGTTCTGAAGAACCGATTCTCCGGCATCACCGGTCCTGCCACGTACCTGTATTACGACAAGATAACAGGACGATTGACAGAGGTCGAGGAACCGGGGCAAGGTGACACACCCGTATTCGACAACAGCCCATTGGCGGACTTCACATCATGAGACTTGTAAAAGGACATGGAATTAACGACGTTGATGCCTCAACGTGGATTGTAGTTGATGGTCGGGAAGTTCGTGACCCGTACTACAGGGCGTGGACCAGTATGCTTAATCGATCCTATGATCCACTGTATCATAAACGTAAGCCAACGTATATTGGGACATCAGTATGCGAAGAATGGTTACGGTTTTCGGTCTTCAAGTCATGGATGGAGGAGCAGGAATGGGAAGGTAAGCAGCTAGATAAAGACATCCTCCTGCCCGGAAATAAAATCTACGCCCCCGACCGATGCCTGTTTATCACCCCGGCACTGAACACACTATTGCTCGACAATGCCTCAAGACGAGGCAAGTATCCACAAGGTGTGTCGTGGCACAAACCTGCTAAAAAGTATCAGGTACATCGTAATATGAGAGGCGTTCGGACGCATATAGGTTTGTACGACACGGTTGAGGAGGCGAGTCGGGCATATCGGGATGCAAAGTCATCTCATGTACGTGAGATAGCCGATGAGCAGACGGAGCCTCTTCGATCTGCCCTGCATCGACACGCCGACAGGATACAACATGTCTGACGTCATCGTAGACATTGAGACGGATGACCTCGATGCTACGGTCATCCACGTTGCCTGTACCCGTGTGGTCGGTACCGAGGAGCGACGGACGTTCACCTCGGAGAACATGGCAGAACTGCCCGACTACCTCCGGTCCTTCGACTGGATGTACGGACACAACGCCGTGAACTTCGACATCCCTGTGATCAATCGTCTGCTGGATGCTGACCTCGACATCTCCAAGGTTCGAGACACCATGCTGATCAGCCAACTGCTCTGGCCTGATCGTCCCGGCGGACACAGTCTCAGGGCATGGGGTGCCAGACTCGACGATGCGAAGATCGACTTCCACGACTGGAGCCTCGGGGCAACAGCCGAGATGATCGAGTACTGCCGACAGGACGTGGACCTGACACACCGTGTACTGAAGCACCTACAGGGCGAGGCGTACCAGATGGACAGGTCTGCTGCTGGTGCATCATGGAAGGCAGCACTGACCATGGAGCATCGTGTCCGTGCCGTGATGAACTCGGTCGAAGATCATGGCTACTATCTCGACCAGCCACGGGCGGCAACTCTTGTTGCCACCCTGTCCAATGAGGTTGCCGAGATCGAGGCCGAGGTTCTGTCCGGTCTGCCCGACATTCCCAAGCCTCGTCGCCTTGTCACCCCCAAGTATCGGAAGGACGGAACCCTATCGTCTGTCGGGCTGAAGCATCTCAACGATCCGTCCGTCTGCGGTGGTGAACACACAGCCATAGAGTGGCAGACATTCAACCTTGCCAGTCGTCAGCAGATTGCCGACCGTCTCCAGCGACAGGGGTGGGTTCCCCGGAAACGGACCGAGAAGGGACAGCCCATCGTCGATGAGGCCACGCTGTCGGCCATTGACCTACCCCTTGCCCAGAAGATTGCTCGTTACCTGATGCTTCAGAAGCGGGTGGCGCAGGTATCTTCATGGCTCGACAAGGTAGATCGTGACAGTCGTGTCCGCTGTGGTTACCTGACACTGGGTGCCATCACCCACCGTATGTCCTGCACCGGACCGAACCTGCAACAGGTACCCGGACCACAATCAGAGTACGGCATGGAGTGTCGGTCATGCTGGACTGTACCACCCGGAAGACAACTCATTGGCACTGACCTTGCCGGTATCGAACTCCGATGCCTTGCCCATTACCTTAACGACAAAGACTACACCGAGGAACTTATCAATGGAGACGTTCACACAAGAACTCAACACCTTGCTGGACTCCCTACACGAGCTGGAGCAAAAACTTTCACGTACGCACTGCTTTACGGGGCGGGAAATGCCAAGCTGGGAACTATTATCGGAGGCGGAGCAGATGCTGGTGCTGCAATTAGGGAACGATATCTCCGTGGTATGCCATCATTTGCGAACCTACAGCGAAGAGTTGCCCGACAGGCGGCATCAGGCACAGTCACCGGCATCGACGGGCGACACGTCCGAGTCCGCTCAGAACACGCAGCCCTGAACACGCTGCTCCAATCATGTGCTGCCGTCATCGCCAAGCAGTGGCTGATCAACGTCCACGAGACGCTGCCGCCGGGTGCGAACATCGTTGCCATGATTCATGACGAACTCTGCATTGAGGCTGATGCCAGTCTCGGTCCCGAAGAGATCGGACTCATCTCGAAGAATGCTGTACAGGCCGTGGCCGAGCAGCTATCCTTCAACTGCCCACTCGACTGTGATTGGAAGGTGGGCAACAACTGGTCGGAGACACACTGATGAACACGCTAGTAACATTTACAGATGAAGAAATTAACTACGCCAGACAGGGAGCCAAGGAAATATACGAAGAATCCCGACGTAAAAGATTGAATCCCGGTAATGCAACAGGTCGTGGATATGAATTTAAGAATGAAATCCTTGGAGTTATTGGAGAGTGGGCCTATGCCAAGGTCATGGATTTCCCGTTTGAATTCAACATCAATACGTTTAAGAGACCTGATGTAGGGAACGCCCATATTCGTAGTAGTCATGTGCTTGGTCACTTAATATTACGTCCGGGAGATGTTCCCGGTTTGTATGTCTTTGTTTTAGTAGCGGATGACTATTCGTGGGCCAAAGTTATAGGCCAGTTTGACGGGGCCGAGGCAATGACAGACAAGTATTGGCACAACAAAGAAGAAGTTGCGAATAAACTTCGACGCGGTGATGCCGCATGGCTCGTTAATTACAAAGAACTAAAACCTATAGAAAAGGCAGCATAATGAAGATCGAAGTAAACCTGAACGACGCATGGGTTGATGAGGTTGTCACAGCATCGCTACGCGATTTCATCCGACGCGACTACAACAGCCCCGACGTGCCAATCAAGGCAATGAAGAAAGTACTGAAGTTCTATAGCGTCCGCGAGGACTACAAGGATTTCATGGAAGACATCAAGGAATTGGATGACATTCATCGTCATCAAGAAAGGTTTGACTTCTGATCGGCAACCTGATAGAAGTCAGATGGTGCGATACAGAGGGGCTTCGCACACCCCCAGAAACTTAAAGGAAAACACTATGCCTACACTTACCGGAACTGCACACTGGGCCAAGGTTCACGAAGCTGCCAACAGCCCGAAGTACCCCGACAACTACCAGTACTCCATTGATATTGGTCCGTTGTCTGTTGACGACATTGCCGAACTGACCGCCCAAGGTCTGGCCGACAAGATCGT